TAGGTAACCTGAAGTGTTTCTTTCCCTTGTTTAACATCAAAAGGGTAACCGACCATAATATCTTTCCAAGCAGACACATAGTCGGCAGGAAGTAAACCGGAGAGAACCTCGGAAATAGTAGAAATAGGAAATCTATCAGTCGCTGACTTTAAGTCAGCACTATAGAAGTACTGTTCTCCATTTATTTGAGATACCCCTTTCCCCTGTGCAAAGGTACAATCTTGAGGAATCTTTCTAAGTACATTATATAAGTAGTTATGTAGTGGAATTAGAGCCGTTTGAGACCAATAGTCTCCTATGGCAATAACCCTTACTTTTAACTCTTTATCTTTGATACTTGAAAGTTTTCGGATTTTCATCCCAGCCCTTTCAAAGGGTATAATCTTACCTAAGAATTTCTTAAAGTAAACTATCCCAGTGAAAAGGTTGTCAATTTTGTTTTCTAATTTTGGACCCCCTAATAATTTAACACTCGCCTCAAGGTTTGCAGGTAGCGATGATAAGTCGCATAATGCAGTCCACAAGGCGTTGTCGTTATTACTATTAGGCCCAACTTTAGTCGTTAGATGGAATTGTTTCCATCTAAGTGACCTTGGCACAGACTTCAATTTGCGGTAACCTAATTCTTTCCAAAAGCCCGGTATATGTTTAGATATATCACTAGGTGCCTGCTTAGCAGGGCCAGCAATATCATTTAAATCTATACCAGAGCCTAGGTTAAGAGCCCTAGTACAAAATAATACTGTAGTAACCACACGCAGAAAATCTGGGTGCGGTTCACTCCTTATTATAGGTATTAGGTCCCCAAGAATAATAGGTAAACCATCCTTCGTAGACTTAACTCCTTTGATTCTTATTGGAGTACCAGCAAGGTAATTCAATAAGACTACTCTTGTATCTTTCAACATCGATACAAGCGTCTTCATTCCTCTCTTCTTAGAGAGAAAGTCTAAACGTTGGAGTAATGGATAGAAGGTCTTAGGCGATCTATCTTTTCCCAGGTTGAAAACTAGGAAAAGCCAGATAACCACTTTAGTGGTTATGAGAAACAGATTTTGATTTAAGTTTTTCATAATTATTAAAATGTTGAGCCTCAGATCTTACGATCTACTCATAGAGGGTCAGGTTTTGGTACACACTAGGTGACGGCTGAGTAAGCCGCG